GGCTTTTAGGCCACTACCCCCTGACCCGGAACGTCGGCCCGCTAAAGTTGCCTTTCGTCAGGCCGGCGTTAATCGTGTCTTGCGGGTCCACATATTTGGAATTGAACTGCCGATTTTTCGGGTCCATCCCCGCATACTGTTCCGCAAGGCGCTTGCGCTTTTGCGCCGCCTCGATTTGGCCGATCTTCACGTGACGCGCCATCAGGACCGGCCGCGTCATCTTGCCTTCCTTGCTCACGCCAGAAACCTTATCCGCGAACAACTTAGTTAGCTCGGGGTCGTCCACCGCACGCCAGCCGCGACGATGCGCTGCCGCAAATTCCTGGGGCGTGTCGTTGATGATATGGAACTCATATTCCGTGTATTTCTCACGGTCGGGAATGTAGAGCGGCAACGGCCGGTCAAGCGACAGTTGCATGATGATCTGGTCAATGTCCTGGGCGTCGGCAAACGGCGATAGCGTTTTCATTGCGTCGCCTACGCCCGGCGCTTCCGGCATTTCAGCCGGCGGCGTGGGTTTCAGGTTCGGCGCGATGCCGTCGAATGCGAAGGGAAACGAGTTATCCATAGCCGTTACTTGCCTTTCCGCTGGTGGGCCGCGTAGTGCGTCGCCAATGCGTCTTTGGTGAATTGCTCGCGCTGTTCCTTGGTGCCGTTGCGGCAATACTTGTCCAACGTGCGTTCAATGTCCTTTTGCACGTTGGCCGGCGCGTCGGACAGTTTCGCCCACGGGCCGCTGCCGGCGCCGCTGCTGCGACGGGCGGCGCCCGCGTCGCCTGCGCTCGGGGCGTCGGTTTTCTTGCGCGCGGGCTTGGCCGCGGTGTCGTCGGCGCCGCCCGCGTCGTCGTTGTCGCCGCCCGCGTCGCCGCCCGCGTCGTCGGCTTCCTGTCGACGGCCACCGGCCGGCGGGAACTCTTCATCGATCGCCGCTATCAACGCTTCCGCAAACTTCGCGGCGTTGTCGAAACGGTTGCTGTCCATCATCTTGCCGTATTCCAGCACCTTGGAGCTGCGGCGCGGATCGATGCCGAACCACGGCGCCTTGGCCTCCAATTCCTTGCGGATATCGGCAGCCGTGAACTTCACCACCGGACCGGCCGGCGCCGTCGTGGCGGCCAGCTTGCTTAGGCTATCGCTAGCCTTGCGCGCGGCGGCGATATCGCCGGCAGTGACGGCGCTATCAAGCTGGGCGTTGAGGTTGCTGGAAAGTTGCTCGCGCATCATTGTCGCTAAGTCTGTCATTTCGTGAACACCGTCTTTTCTCGGGAGTTGTCGGGAAAGTCAAAACCGGGCGCCCCCGCGGCAGGGGGTTTTCCGGGCAGCGGGCCATCCGTAACGCCTTCATCGGTCCATTCCAGCGTTAGCGGGTCGGGCATGTCGGCCGCGGGAATGATGCCGATAACGTCGTTGAACGATGACAGGTAGCGCCACCCGCCTACGGCATTGAGCACGCCGCGGCCGGCCTGGAAAATCGTACCGGCGCCCCACTTGATTAGGACCCAGTCCCCAACGTCGCCGGACTGCTGCGAAATGCCCACGCCGTCTTTGTACTGGAACGCAAGCGGTCCCTTGGCGCGAATGATGCCGGCTTGCACGCCATGCTGCCCCAGGTCGCGGCTGATATCGGGTATCCACAACCCGCGCACTTTCGACGGCGGGTAGGGAATTTGAATTGCGATCATGTCGCGCGACGGCTGCACTTTCGCGTGGGGGATTTCGAAACCGTATGTTGTAGAAGCCACGATTACTTTTCCTTTTCCTCAAGTTGCTTTCTTAGTTCCTGGACAAATTCCGGCGGGTCAAGCTGCAACAGGTCCAGCAAGCGCTGGTGCGCCGCCCCCTGCCCCTGCGCTATCGGGTTGGCCGGTTGGCCCGAGAGCAATTGAGCCACTACCCGGTCCCGCCGCGCCTTGGTCGCCCGCACCAGCGCCTTGGTTATTGGGTGCTCCAGCCATTCCGCTGCCTGTGGCGTTGTCGTCATTGCTTCCCCCTTGCTGCGCAAGCTGCTCAATCATCTGTTCTAGTTGCGCGATATAGCCTTGCATCGATTGCAATTGATCGGAGAGCCCGCGCGCCTCTGCCAACGCCTTGAGCGCCTGCGCGCCCTGCAGGATGGCCGAGCCGGTGGCCTTGATACGTGCGGTCTTTTCCTTGTGTACGGCAATCATGCCCTCCAGCTTTTCCGCTTCGCTGGGCTGCGGTGGCGAGGCGTGGCCGGCGAGCTGCTGCGGGTTGGCGATGCGCGCCACTTCCAAAATGCGCTGGCCGATCGCCTGCGGGCTGTAAACCGCGCCTTGGCTTTCCATCGCGACCTTGAGCAATTCGAACAGGAATTGAATTAGCAAGCTGCGTTGCAGTTCCGTCGCCAAGTTAGGGTCGGCGGTCGCGGCGATCGGACCCGGCACGATATCGTCGGGTAGCTTGTCCATCGCCCGCGCCATTTCCGCGAACGCACGGCCCTCCACCGTAATGCCGGCAATCATGCGGCGGTGCACGGCGCTTTGGACCTGGGCGCCGCTATCGATAACGCCGCGCGCCATCGTCGCTGTCATAGACGCCGGCGCGTTTTCCATCATGTTGAGCGTACCGGCCAAGCGGTCGCCCAGCGTCACCAGCTTTTCGAACGTCTGCACCATACCGGGCGTGACTTGCTTTGCCGGGAACAGTGCAAGCGCTTCCGTTATCGGCATGCCGTCCGTATTGATCGTGTTGATACGATCATTTTTCAACTCGATCTTATCCGGCAGGCCGACGCCGGTTGATGCGATACCGCCATTCTCGGCCGCTGATTTCGCGGTGTCGTCAATCGACGCTAGCAGCCGGTCGGCCGAGCCCTCGATACGGTCCAGCAACCAGCCGAAACCCTTGGGAAAGAAACCGCCTTCCGGGTCCGGCAACATGCGGTAATCGTAAAAGCGGCGATACGGGCGAAACTGCAGCGTGTCTTTGGTGTCGGTAATGGTGCGCTTGGTCCAACGCGGTACCATGCGAATAATGCGCGGCAGCGGTTCAAGCGCTAGCGTCACGGTCCAAGGTTCGTCATAGCCGTCGCCGTCAACGTCTAGCCAAAGGTCGGTTTCATAGAACGATTGCGGCGCCTGGGGGTCAATCTTGGTGAAGTCCGGCGCGTAATCGATCCACAAGCCGCTTTCGATCGCGCGGACGATTTCGAACGGGTAAAAGTCAAGCTTGTCGGTAATGCGCGGGCAGCGTTCCATAGACTTGACGTTAGCGTTTAAAATAACGTCGTTGACCGTGCGGAACCGGGTACGGAACTGTTTCGAGTAATCGTCAAAGTAGCGCTTACGCCACGCCAGCCCGGTCACGCCCATATGCATAACTAGCGGGTCGGTATCAACGATCCAATCCGGGTCATAGGTGCGGATTTGCGACGACAGCCAAGCGGCCAACTTTTCGCCGCCCGGCTCGCTCGCCTTGAACAGATCGGGGTCCGACAGCAGGCTTTCGGTTACGCGGGCCGTGAACTGGATAACCGCCGATAGCGTCAATTGCGTTGACGGTGGCGGCCCCTCATTGCTGCCCTGCTGTTCGCTGGACTGCGACGGCGCCTTGGCGTTGTTGTTGCTCTTGAGTTTTTTAAGGTAGCCGTTCGCCTCGCCCAGGAAGTCCGACATGCTGCCTTCGTCAATCTTGACTACGCTAACGATATCGCTTGCCAGCGTACACTGCTGGTCAACGGTAAGCTTTTCAGCGACGTTACCGAACCGCTCGGGAGCGGTCAGCGTAAGCTTAACTTCGGGGCTGACAAACTGCATGGTTAACCCTTATTTGGAAGTGTCATACAAAATCAAGGGGTATTTTGACATTTTAACCACGCATATGGTAGTTATAACCGCGTGGCCTCGGGGTGGGGCCGTTACAAGGGGATTACTCGCATGCAGGTCATCGACCGTAGCTTGCAGCCTTCGCAGTATTGGCCGGGGCTGCGTGCGCTGTTCGGCATGGATTACGAACGGCTCGCGCCGATCTACACGAAATTTTTCGACGCCACGCCGGCCTCGGAAAAGGCGTTTGAAGAGTTCATGACGGAGCGGGCCGGCCTGGGCCTCGCCGTCCAGCAGCCGGAACTGGAACCGGTCCAGTTTGATTTCCCGAATGAAGGTTACCGCATGCAGATCACGCATGCGAGTTACGGCCTTGCCGTTGCCATCAGCCGCGAAGCGGAAGATGACAACATGTACGAAGATACCGCTTCGCGCATGGTCAAGGAACTGACGTTCTCGGCCCGGCAGACGGAAGAGTACATTGCCCACGCCCCGCTGCAGGTCGCCGTTGACGCGGTCAACGGCAAGCGCGCGGACGGCGGCCCGCTGGGCTGGAACATGCACCCGACCGCGTCGGGGCCGCAGTCCAACCTTTTGGTGTCGGCCAGCGTTTCCGAGCTGGCGTTCGAAAACGCGGTTATTCAGATCGGCTACACCCGCAACGGCCGCGGCTTCATTTCCAACGTGTTGCCCAAGCGGGTCATTCTGTCCCCCGAAAGCGGGCCGGAAACCCGGCGTATCCTGGGCTCGCCGCTGCAGTGGAACGCCAGCACGAACAACATCAACGTGCTGCGCGCCACCAACGCGCTGCCGGAAGTGGTCGAAACGCCCTACCTTGTCGATAAGGACATGTACATCGTCCAGACCTCTATCCAGGACATGGGCAACGGCGAGGGCTTCACGTTCTGGGAACGCTCGGGAATGGAAATTCGCGAGGATAGCAACTGGAGCAACCAAGCAAAGCTTATCGCTATGTGGTTCCGGTGCTCTTCGTCCATTGTCGATTGGCGGACCGCTTACATTTCGGCCGGTGCCGGCTAGTTCCTCCCGCCGGTTACGGGTACCTCGGGCCGCTGCGGTGACGCGGCGGCCCTTTTTCTAACGGGGCGGCAATGTGGAACGCGAAACCTAAGTTTGCCCCTTTCGAAACCTGGGGCGCTTGCTCACGCTGCGGGGCGCGCGTCGCCTACAACACGTTGGCGCGCGAGCGCGCTACCGGCTTGCTTGTCTGCACCCACGCCAGCGGCCGGCCGGTCGCGCCGTGCCTGGACCGGTGGCCCGAGCTGTACGATTTCCAGGTATTCCCCGATCGGTCGATAGAACCGCCGGCCGAGCCGCTGCCGGCGCGCTGGGGCCTGGACAACATCTTTTCCGCGGCCACGTTCAACGACGTATCAGCGGGCACGCCACGCGCCTACGCCAACGCCCCCAAGGCGGCGCCGGACGATGCCATGCGGGTGCAAGCGCTCTTGAAGCCGGCGCCCTACACCATGTCGCAAGGCGTCCAGGACTTTTCCTGGTACCGCAACTTGCTCAACCAAAATCAGGACCGCGCTAGCGTCGTGACGGTCAACCCGGCGGCATACGATGGAACGTTCGTTCCCAGCCGATCGGTACGCACGGTCCTGCCGCCGGCCGCGCCACCTAGTCAGGTCGGGGTCGACGCCAACGGCGATTGGCTTAAGGCGCTGCCCTGGGCGGCAGCCAAGGGGGTGTAATGACCGATCGGCAAATTGATATCACCGCGATCGTGGCGCTTTGCACGTGCGCCGCCTGCGCCGCGGCGCTGGCTATAACCCTGGTTTGGACTTGGCTGTAATGGACACCGCAAAGACGGTCATAACGCAGACGCTCCACGTCTACGGCATCATTGATCAGATGGAGCAACCGACCGATACCGATATCGCCAACAACGTGCCGATATTGAACAAGCTGTTGCGCGCCGACCATGTCGACGGCGCCGCGCAATACCTCATGAGCCACATAGAGGTAACGCTGCCCACGGCCACGCCGGGACAGATATATCAATTCAGCGTCGGCACCGCGCAAAAAAGCTACTTGGCGCAGGTCGACGCCGTCGCCGTCAAATCGATCATGGCCGGCGATATCGGCCCCTTGGTCAACCGCGAAACGCGCATGGCGCCCTGGGCCGACGTGACGCGCACGCTCTACCCCGGCACGTTTACCAAGTGGTACCCGAAACGGCAGATTGACGGCAGCGTGCTGATTACCGCGTGGCAGCCGCCGGCCCGGCCTTGTCGCGCCCTCATTGAATACGGCGGCCGTGTCGGCGCCATCACCAATCCAGACGGCAGCGACCCCGTGGGGCTGCCGCCGGAAGGCGTCCAGGACGTGGTTATGATGCTGGGTCGGCGCATCTTCTCCAGCTACGGCCGCAACCCCGGCGCCATCACGGCCCTGTTAGCCGACAGCGAAGCGATTGATAAGCGGTGGAAGGATTGGGCCAAGGGCAACCAGTGGCTTAGAATGGTGCGCAGCTAATGGCCGACGTTGATATCCTGGGGTCCTACCTGGACCCGCTTAATCAAGATATCGGCTCGGGCAAGCTGATTAACGTGCGGCCCGTGTTGCGGCAGGCGGCCGAACAGAAGCCGGGCAAGGCGCGCTTGCTGGGGACGCCGGGGCTAACGGTTGTCTGCGCCCCGACCGGCGCGGCGTGTGTCGTGCTATGCCACGCGCTTAACAGCGTTTGGAGCGGCCACGCCGATGGATCGATTTTCTATGACGTGCATACGGCCACGCCCAAAAGCGCCGGCAAGGTCCAGGTTAACCCGGTGGCGCCAATCATCCGCATGGCGGAAGATCGGACCGCGCTAGCGATCGCGGCGAATTTCGACACCAGCGGCAAGGGCGGCAATGGCGCCGGCTACACGGCCACGCAATCGGCCGGCGTGGTCAACGCAAACTTTGCCGATAGCGATAACATCGAATTTGACCCGTGGTCGGTTTGCGAATTGGACAACATGACGGTTTGGGCCGGCGCGTCCAACGTATTCGCGAACCAGTCGTCTAAAATGTATAATTCAATTCCGCTAGCGCCTGCGAACGTACCGGCCAACAACTTCGACACAAAGGAAGCGCGCGCCGACCCGGTGTTAGACGTGATGACAACCGGGCGCTATTTCTGGCCGTTCGGCTCGCGCTCCATTGAGCAATTCTATGACAGCGGCTCGGGCTCGGATTTTCCGTTCGTGCCGTTCACTAACTCGCTGATTGAAGTGGGCTTGGCGGTGCGGCTGTCGCTCGCGTCGCTGCATGGCCGGCTGATTTGGATTGGCACCGACAAACGCATATGGCTGGGCTCGGGGCAGAGCGGCCAGCCGGTTTCGCCGGCCTGGATCAATCTGTTATTGCAGCAGCTATCGGTCGCGGACTTCGCCAGCTTGACCGGTTACGCCTACAGCCAAGGCGGCGATGATTTCTATACGTTGACGCTGCCGGGCAAGTGGTCGATTGAAGGCGCGCTATCTACCAACTTTTGGAGCTATCGCAAATCACCGGGGCGCCCCGACCATGCGGGCCGCTGCGCCGTGGAGCACGATAGCGGCGTTACCTATGTCGGCCTGGACACGGGGCAGATTTGCTACGTCGACCTGACCAGCGCGAGCGAACCGGCCGGCTTGATCGAACGAACCATGATAACGCCGTGGATTGGCAACCAAGAAACATACGAGACTATCAACCGCGTTGACATAACCAGCGGCATGGGGCCGGGCGCCGGAACGTTCCAACTCGATTGGTCAAAGGACGGCCTGCAGACGTTCAAGGGCGTTCGGCAAATCACGTTCCCGGAAGTGGGTGCGCGGCGCGCGATCGCCCGCGGCCTGGGGTCGGAGCGGCGCCGGCAATTGCGGTTCCAGTATTCGGGCAACGCGGCGCCGTTCTACTTCGATGAAATCTTTGTGGACAAGGCGGCCGGCACCTAGCGCGCCAGCCGCTTGATATCGTTTAGCAGGTCGTCGCGGCCTTCCTGGTGGCCGGCCTTGTAGCGCTTCGCGCCGTACTCTTCTAGCAGCGTTAGCGCGTAGTTGTGGTTACCAGCCTCCCACGCTAGGCCGATTTGTCGAATGTACGCGTCTTTTGCGGATTGCGGTAAGTCACGGCCTATTCCCACGGTAGCGCCTTTCTCAGATAGGGGGCGTTGGCTGGATAGCGGATGCGATTAAACCCGGTGTCGTCGGCGCCGTCCCACACGATAGAAATCAAATCTAGCTCGGGGTCGGTTTCAACGACCTCGCCGCGCGATCGATCGCCGGAAAACACCTTGTCTCCGAGTTTCCAGATCACTCCCATGGTAACTTTTCCCGCTTTGGTTCCGGGACGGCCCAAGGTAGAATGATTTGCGCCGTTACGCCGGTCGGGCTCTTTACCGCCCGGTGGGTGGCGCCCAGGCGGCAGCGTATGCCGTCCATCGCGACTTTACCGCACGCACAAACGCCGTCCCACTCGCCGCTCGGAAACAACTTACCCATGGCAATCCGTCGACAACCCCCGCCGCCACCGTTGACTAAGGACCCGCAGTTAAATCAATGGCTGCACCAACTAATGTCTTTCATTAGCGATAGCGGCGGCATCGATCCAACGCAAGTATCCGGCCTTTCCGAGCTGCAGCAGCAAGTGGCCGGCAACACCGCCAACATATCGACGCTAACGGGCAAAGTAAACACGCTATCGTTGGACGTGGCTAACCTAACGTCGACCGTGGCGGCCCTGGGCGAAACGGTCGGGACACAAGGCGCCACGCTATCGGCTTTGCAAAATCAGGTTAACGCGCTGCCGGCGGTGACGTTCGGGACGGCTAGCCCGAGCGGCGGCAAGTCAAGCGATGTTTATTTCCAGAACGGCAGCCCCGGCCACGTCTGGGTCAACGAAAACGGAACTTGGACCCTCATTGTTTAGCGACGGGCCGAATAGGCGTAAGCATACCGCTTGGAACTGTTCCAGCGTGCGGGCGATATCGTAACTCCCGCCGCTTCCTATCCAATAGCGTTCAAAGCGCTCTTGCGCCGTCTTTTGGCTACCCGTTAGCGTCTTTAACTCGATAGCGTGTTTGGTACCCAACAACGGGAACGCCAGAAAATCAGCGACGCCCGGCACCACGCCCATACGCTTAAGCTTGTCGGCCACGCTGATATGCCGCAACTCGCCATTGGGGACGTGAAACATTAGAATGTGGGGGTAAGCTTTCTTGAACCACTGCCAGCAATGCATCTGTAACCCGCTTTCGGGCAGGTCATCGGGGGGCGACAATTCCGAGCGCTCTAAGTTCCTCTTCCTTGCCTTCGATGAATTTGCGGAGTGCGGTTTCGATCGCTTGCGAGCGGCTTTTGACGCCATGATGGTTCCGGGTAAGAAACTCCAGCCGCGCAACTAGGGGCGCGCTTATGCGGGCCGATACCATGGCGGTAGGCCCGCGGCTGGGGCGACCTTTTGCTTTTGCGGCGAACATGCTAGGTTCGGTTACCATAACTGTATTACAGGGTCAATCATGTCGCTCGGGGCTGGGATTGGGGATATCATCGGCGGCAGCATCGCATCAGACGATATCGCCGCGGGACAGTCTGAAATCGGGAACATTGTCGGCCAATTCGGCCAGATGGTTGACCCCTATATCAACTTTGGCGACGCCTTCCTTAACCCGACCTCGAATATCCTGGAGGGGTCGAACGGCAGCGGCGCGGGCTCTAACCCGACGATCGGCCTGTCCCGGTTGCAGGGCAACGGCAACGACGTTACCCAGCTTGGCAACTTTGCCAGCAACTTTAACATGTCGCCCGGCGGTCAATACCTGCTGTCGACGGCCGACGCGGCGCAGAACAATTCCGCAGCGGCGCGGGGTGGCTTGCTGTCCGGTGCCAACAATCGCGCGCTGTCAACGATCAATACCGGCATCGCCAATACTGACATGCTGTCGCAGTATCAGGCCTATTTGCAGGGCAACCAACAGCAGTTCAACCAGCTACAGGGTTCGCTCTCCGACCAGTTCCAGGGCATCGGCGTGGGTCAAACCGGGGTCGGCCAGTATGGTTCGGTCCTGTCGTCGGAAATGATGGCACAGGCCCAAATGGCCGCCGCCCAGGCGCAAGCCGGCGCGGCCAAGGGGCAAGGCGCGGGGCAGGCAATCGGCGGCCTGGGCGCCATGGCGGCCAAATTCTAGGGCCGTCGTGGACGCCGTCCTATCCGAGCTGGTGGGCTACACGGCCGACGCCTACACGGTGCGGCCCCTGGGCGTGGGCGACGCGCCCGAGCTATTCGAGCGTATCACGTCCGACCCGGTGGTAACCCGCTTCCTGCCCTACCGGACCCATACGGAAGTGGCGCAGGCAGTGGACATGATCCTGGCCTACCGCGAGCTGCTGCAGCAACAGCCGGCCGGCTACATGCTGGGCGTGTTCGATTCCGGTAGCCTGATAGGCGTTGTGGGGCTTTCCATGGTCGGCCATAGCGTCGCCATCAGCCACAAGTTTGCGCGGATGGCGCGGGGCTCGGGCCGGCGCTTTACCCGCCCGTTCGGCCAGTGGATCATGGCGCACGACGCGGTATGGCGAATGTGGGCGCACTGCGACGCGGAAAACATCGCCGGCCGGCGAGCCCTGGAGCGCACCGGGGCGACCTTTGAGGGCGTGGCGCGCAAGTATGCGATAGCGCCGAACATCAGCCCGTGGCCGCGGGATTGTCTGATCTTTAGCTATTGCAAAGGGGACTTCTGAAACGGAAAACGCCCCCGCGTCGTTGGCGACAACATTCGCGAGGGCGTTCCCGAGTGACCGGTTAAGGCGTCCATTCCATAACCGGATTACGCGGCGGCTTTCTCTCCGATGAAGCCACCAATCAGCTTACGCAGGGCGAAACCCTGCCGGTAACCCTTGGCCTTGGCGGTGGCGTTCAATTTCTTGAGCCATCCGGCCGGCATGCGAACCATGGTCTTATCCGGGAAAAACAGCGGGTTGCCGCGCGATTTCTTCGCTTCGGACTTGCGCGCCGCGGCCTTGGCCTTTTTCGGCGCCTTGGCTTTCTTTGCTGCTTTCGCCTTTTTCGGCGCCTTGGCCTTCGCCGGCTTCTTTGCCGCTTTCGGCTTGGTAACTTTCTTTTTCTTGGCCGGCGCCGCTTCCGGCCCCGTCGTGGTCTCCAAATCGTCCATCAGGAAAAACCCCCTTAGTTATACAATACCGGTGCGATCTAGGCGGCCGGCCTTGCAAGTTATTCGAGCGTATCGGCCGCACGCTGCCACAATCGCAGCGACACACCCAATTGACGTTACCGTGTAACGACGGGGGTTCCCGCCCGATAACAGTAACTAGCCCGAACCTCTGCCCCAACAAGTCTTTAAAGTTATGGCTCATTGCGGGTATTGGCGTAAGCGGCTTTCACGTAGCTGTCAACTTTATTTTTTCATCCTTTCGGCCACGTAGCCCTCGGCGTCAATCGGAAGGCCTGCGGTCCAGGGGCGGGGGCGGCGCATGATGGCGCGCATCTGTTCCGCGCGTTGCTTGGCGACCTCTACCGGGGCCATGGCGACAACGCTATCGTAAATGTCAAGTAGCAAAATAACGTCCGGCATTTCCCGTTCAACGTCGCCCTCAATAGCCGTTATCAGGTCCCGCGTCATGCATTGACACGTGATTTCGAGCAATGAGCCGCCGAATACCTTTTGGGGCAGCATGGCGCCAAACCTTGCGCGCCAAAACCCCATGTTGCCATCCTGGCCGACGTATACCGAATAGTGCGGGACCGCTCGGCCGGAGGGCAGGATCAGCCAAATCGTGGTGCCGTCTTTGATGAAAGCGACCTTGCCGGCATAGAAGTAACGGCCCGGCGGTTCATAAATGCAGTTCCAGAACGCGTCCTTAAGGTGCTTCCATAGCGTCTTTAGCAACGGGTTGGCGTTGCGGTAGCCGTTGATATCGTCTTGGGCTTTTTCGTCGCTAATTAGCTGGCCGGTTTTCCGTAGCGACGCCTTGTAGGTTCTCCAGCCTAGCTGGTAGTTGCCCCCGAGCGTCACGGGCTTGGCGTTCTGGCGTTCATGCGGCCACCGTTTCTTGGCGGCTTCCTTGTCCATCTGCAGCGCTTCCGCCGGGACCCAGCCCATGCGGACGGCGTTGTACATGTACGGGTCTTGGTCGGCCGCTAGCAGGCGCAGGCGGTCATCGTCGCCGGCTTGCCACATAGCGAGGCGGTATTCGGCGTTGCTCAAATCATTGTCGATAATCGCATAGCCGGGCAGTGCGCAAATCGTGCCACGCAGCGCATCCGTTAGCGCCGTGTTGTCATACTTGAAGCCAAGCTTAAGCCCCTCGATTACCCGCGCGGTGTCGTACTTGCCGGACGGCCGAGCAATGTTGAACATGTTGGCGCCTTCGGACGTACCGCGGCCCGATCGCGCGCCAAAATAGCGGGTGCCGTCTTTGTAGAAGCCGCCGACGTGGCGGTTCAACAACGCTTGCGCCTTGGTCGGGGCGCTGCCGCCGCTCTCTTGCAAGATTTCCAGGACCACCCGCACGTCGGGGTGTAGGTCGGGGTTCTCCAGCGCTTCCGCGACCTCATGCTTTTTCGTACCGGTCAAGCCGGCCGCGCGGTTGCCGCCATTCGCCCAATCCAAGATCCGCTTGCGCTGGGTGACCGCCGTTACGACGTTACTCGTTAGCTCGGCGAGCTGCTGCGATATCTCAAATTCGATTTCCGCCCGGCGCGCGGCGATGGCGTTCGCCAAGGTCAAATCGATCGGCAAGCCGCGGTCATTCTTGCGCCACGTGCGTTCGAAAATCTCGCGCTCGGCCGGTGGCAACTCGGGCAAGGTTTGGTGCACGGCAATCAGGCAATTTACGTCCTGGTCGTTGTACGCCATCAGCTCGCGGTAGACTTCCACGTCCTCATTGAAACGACCTTTCCAGGGGCCGCTAGGTTGAATGCGGCAGGTCATTTGCACCAGCGCCCGGCCGCGCGGGTCTTTGCCTTTGAGATTGAGGGCCATGCACAATTCGTCTAGCCCCGCCGGCAGCGCCAGCGCCTGGGCGCGCGCCATCGTACAGCTAACGTTCTCGACCGGAATAATCAGGAACGGGCATTGGTTCGGCCCGGCGATAACGTTGGCGTCAAAGTTGACGTGGTGTGCAATGAAGCGGCCACCTAGCCGGATGCATTCCGCGATATCGGCATACAGTTGGCTTATGGGGTGGGTGCCAAGGAACGGGTGCACGGTGCACGCGCTCTTTTTGACCCCGTGGAAAAACCACATTGCGGTGGTTATCTGGGTCGACCGGTCGGCCGCGTAGCGCCGGGCGCCGCCCGCCTTCAAGTCAACGAAAGAGCGCGTCTCAAGATCGGCCAACAGATCATGCATAGTTCAAACGCGCCCCAGCACACTATCCACGCAGCAATTCCGAGCGGTATCAACTTGTACCGCTCGGAACCGTCCTTATTGGTGTCGTAAGGCTTCACTGCTGGCCGGGGAAGCCGCCTTGGCCCTGTCCAGGGAAGGCGCCGCCGTTCGGGGGCGTGAAGTTGCCACCGCCAAAGCCGTTGTTGGTCGGGTTGGCCTGCCCGCCCGTGCCGTAGGACCCAAAGCCGTTGTTCTGCGGTTGGGCCGGCGGCGGGGCGTTGTACTGCTGGCCGTTAGAAGGGAACGCAGACCCATTGCCGGCCCCATTGTTCTGGGGGCCTGCAAATCCGGCTTGCGCAGGGCCGGCCTGTGTCTGGGCAAAACCACCGTTCCCAGGGAAGCCGCCCGGCTGCCCACCCTGTTGGGCTTGGAAACCCCCCTGGTTGAAACCCTGCTGGGGCTGCCCGCCGCCAAAGCCGCCGCCGCCACCGGCCGAAAAACCGGTAATCTGGAGGCCCTGCGCCAAGCCCTTTTCCATCAGCTCGCGGCCGGTCACGCTGTTACCCACCGCGATTTCCTCGCCGGGGTTCATGAACAGGATGGAATTGCAATAGCCCTTGACGGCCCGCGCGTCGTTGGTTTTGACCGCGAAGGAAAGCGAAGCGGCGCAGAAATCGCCGGGCTTGACGATAGCGCGATTCGTGATCTTGACCGTCTGGCCGTTCTGGGCAATTTCGGTATTGATCGGTGACGTTGACGATCCAGGGATAAACCAGTGGCCGCGCATCCATTCCGCCGGCTGTTTGCCGGGCTCGGGAATGTCGCCGTCTTTGATCGGCCAAACGACCTGCGGGAACGGGATATGCGATAGCGCCTTGTTGTAAAGTTCCTGCAGCGCCCGCGTTATGTCATTCAAAACCGGTTCCTCAAACCAGTTAGCGCGGGTCTTGGGCGTGATGAATGAAGTTAGATAGGTCGGCTTTTCCTGCTTTTTGCCCTGGTATTCCGTGGTCGGGTCCCAAAGGTTGCGCAAGCCGGTAATGCGCAAGCCGAAACACATAGCGGGGCTATAGATACGCTGGGTAGACATAGGTACTTCCTTTCAAGGTGACATGAAACGCAAAGAAATTATAACGCTCAACTGTAGTCGTCAAGGCGAACAAGTAGAACAAGGTTACCGTGCTTATAGTCCACGTCGACGGTTTCACTCTGTCGGTTTGCCATGGCGATTTGAATGCGCTTGCGGTCGCTATCGGATATCGGCCGATCGGACACCAACTGCACTTCCCCCAGCTTAACCGCGTATTTCATCTGCCGTGCCACTCGCTTAGCAACCGGTGGACCGCGTCCGCCGGGTAGCCCAGCCCCTGGAGGATGAAAACCCCGGTATTGTGGGCGGCTTGCACGCCGTCGACGCTGCCGGCTGCGTGGTACCCTGCAGCGACCGTCTGCGAAATGTCGATAATCTTTCGCGCTAGCGTTGTTTCGTCCAGGTCGGCAGCCATCAGTATGAAACCTTTAGCTCGGGCTCGGGCTTGTGGGCGGCAACGGTGGCGTAAGCGGCAGCCTGGGGGCCGAGTTTCTTAGCCGCAGCAACCGTTATCGGCTTGACGCCCTTGGGGCCGTGCAAGTTGAACAGCGTTGCCGCCGCCTGGACCGGATCGTTCCACGCCCACCACTTGATTGACGGTTTCAAGGAAACGTCGTCGGGCTTGTCGCCGGCCTTGACCTTGTCGCGCAATACGCTTTCCAGGTATTCGCGGCTGTCACCTAGCGATCGGATGATTCGCAGCATCCGGGTAAGGTCGGCCGCGGTAAAGGTCGACGGGTCCGACATGCGGGAAATTGCCGCCATCATGAACGCGGTATCGTTGGACATGGCCGGGCATTGCGTAAACCCTGGGCAATAGCGGCAATGCGGCCCCGGCTTAGGTGGCCCGCGATACGCCATCGCCTCGGCCACCTTAACCTTGTGCGCTTCCACTTCGGCGCGGGTGTGCACGTGCTGTTTGAACGCCTCGCCGGAATTGGCCCAGCTATTGGGTTGAAAGATCACAAGGCGGAAATGCGTCACATGCGGGTGCAGGTCCAGGAACGTGGCCGCATAGGTCAACATCTGCGTGTTGCCTTCGGCTTCCACGTCAAACGACCCGTTTTTGTAGTCTAGGACCGTGATAATGTTGTGCTGCTGCGGAATGCGGCTGTAATCGAGAGTACCGCCGCAGCGATCGAACAACCTAACTTTGGTTTCAAACATTTCCTTGCCGGGCTCTAAGCCGGCCAGAAACGCCCGCGCGTAGCCGACCACGTCAACGTCGGGCATGTTTTTGCCGTTGGC